TGCACAGCTTGTTAATGTGCTTCCAGGTGATAAACCTTGTGACGCATATGCTGTTGTTGCAGAAGCAGCTAAGCCCAAATTGCCCCAGCATCTAGCGGATCTCTTAGATCGGAAGGTCACAAAGAGAACCGTGATGACAATCCCGTACAACGCAACTCGTCATTCAAATCGTCAGTACATCCGCGATGCGCTGAAGGAAAAGGGTGTTGAGTTTACTCCTGATGAATTGACTTTGATTGTCAATGCTGTCAGGGAGGCAATGTACGAGGTAGTGCCTGGGCCCATGCATGTCATGGATTGGATCAAGCAAGAGGTAAGTGCTGCAATCAAACGCGGCGCAGATCACTTGCAGTGGGAAACTCCGTCTGGCTTTCTGGTCAAACAAGACCGGCAAAAGTACAGCTACAAGCGTGTTGAATTGGAAATCTTGGGGACTTGCAAGATCAAACTTGCTGATGAACCTACAGGACCAGATATCAATGGACATAAGTCCAGCACTGCTCCGAATCTCATTCACAGCTTGGATGCAAGTCTTTTGCACCTTGCATTCCTAAAGTTCACAGCACCATTCACTGTCATCCATGACTCAGTCCTTTGCAGGGCTACAGATATGGGTGAGCTTAATCGCGTAGTCAGGGAAACCTACTACGAAATCTTTGCCAACAGCAACTTCCTTGAGGAGTTTGCTGAAGCAATTGACGCCGAGACTCCACCCCCAATTATTGGTGATCTGGATCTCGATTCCGTCCTTGAATCAACCTACTTTTTTTGTTAATGGCCACCAAAACTATCGTCACTGAAAAGCCTGTTGTCCTTGAAGGTTACCAGGCTGTGATGAAGCCCAGCAAGTTTGGTTACTCTCTTGCTACTATCTTTACCGATGAAATGATTCAAAAGCTGGAGGACGACCGCACGGAAGTTCTCAAGTGGTGTGAATCTAAATTGAAGAACCCAAAGCGGTCCACCCTCAAGCCCGAACCCTGGGAAGAGGTTGCCGAAAACCAGTACAAAGTGAAGTTCTCTTGGACTGAAGAGAACATGCCAACCATCGTTGATAGCGAAGGTACGGTTGTCACTAACACCAGCCTTCCCATCTATTCGGGAGCCACAGTCAAGCTGGCCTTTTTTCAGAAACCTTACATCCTGAAGGATGGTGTCACTTATGGCACCAGTCTGAAGCTCAAAGGCATTCAACTCATCAGCCTGTCTAACAGCGCTGGCGTTGATGCTGGCGATATGGATGCGGAGGATGTGGCTGAGCTGTTTGGTAAGACGAAGGGCTTTAAGGCTGATGATCCGAATGTCACCCCGGCTCCGGTCACCGAAGAAGACATCGACTTCTAATGGCTTTCCGCTCTGGGTTGGAGGAGAAGGTCGCTGATCTTCTCACCAACCTGGGGGTTGCTTACGAGTATGAATCCACGAAAGTGGCATACCAGATTATGCACACGTACTGCCCAGACTTCCTGCTTCCAAATGGCGTCTTTCTAGAAACAAAAGGTCAGCTCACTGAGGAAGATCGTCGCAAGATGAAGGCAGTTAAAAAGCAAAACCCTGATCTGGACATTCGATTCGTTTTTCAATCCCCCTTCAACAAAATCAGTAAAGGATCCAAAACCACCTACGCCTCGTGGGCGGAAAAGAACGGTTTCCTTTGGTGTGCATTTCACTCGATACCCATTGAATGGTTGACATGACTCTTGACAAGAAAGCTGCGTATGACGAGCTTGTTGAGTTTTTCTCTGACACGCTGTGCTGCGCGGATGACAACGTAAAAGATGGCGTGTTGTCTCCTGATGATGTAGTCGATGCCTTTATCGAGGCCATCGATGATTGGCACTCTTACTTCGTAGATACTGCAGCCGTTTATGCATCCATCGCAAACGCAGTCCGTCAGCGAGTTCCTAAGGCATGAGCCCTGTCCCTCTTGTGGATCACAGGACAATCTGGCTCGTTATGACGATGGCCATGGCTACTGCTTTGGCTGTCAGCATTGGGAGCCTGGTGATGGATCTGATTACCAACCATCGAAACAACCACGGATGACATTCACCCTCAAAGGGTCACCTGAACCACTTCCTAAGCGTCGAATTAGTGAAGAGGTGTGCCGCAAGTATCGAGTCCATCGAGACGGGACGCGCCTCTTCTTTCACTACTTCAACAGTGACGGAATCTGCACAGGTGCAAAGGTCAAGACCACTGACAAACAATTCACCTGGGATGGCAACAACTCAGACCATAGCCTCTTTGGACAGCATCTCTTCCCAAGTTCTGGAAAGAGAGTGGTTATCACCGAAGGGGAACTCGATGCTCTTTCATGTTTTACAGCTATGGAGGGGTGGCCGATGGTTTCAATACCGGATGGTGCCGCTTCCGCCAAGCGGTCGATTCAAAGGCAGCTTGAGTGGCTCCAGGGCTATCAAGAGATTGTCTTGTTCTTTGACAACGACGATGCTGGCCGTCAGGCGGCGAAGGATGCGGCTGGGGTATTACCACCAGGCAAAGTCTCGATTGCTTGTCTGCATGATTTCAAGGATGCTTCCGATGCACTCCAGGCAGGCCAGGCACAGTCGATTAGGGAAGCGATCTGGAACGCTACCCCATACCGCCCAGATGGCATTGTCGAAGCGAAGAGCCTCCTTGAAGTAATCACTACTCCAAACCCACCTTGTGCTCATGAGTACCCATACGTCGGCCTTCAGTCGAAACTACACGGGATCCGATATGGAGAGCTTGTCACGATTACTGCAGGCTCTGGTATTGGTAAATCCAGCTTCTGTCGTGAGCTCGCAACTCATCTTCTCAACAGCGGAGAACGGGTTGGCTACTTGGCGCTTGAGGAAAGTAACCGTCGAACCGCCTTGGGATTGATGTCTGCTGCGGAGGGCAAGGCATTTCACATCGGTGAACACAACCGTGAGACCCTTCTAGATGCGTACAACAAGACGCTGAAGGATTGGAATCTTTACCTGTTTGATGGTTTCGGATCGTTTGATCCTGATGTCATTTACAACCGAGTGGAGTACCTCGCTCAGGGTCTTGATGTACGGGTTGTCATCCTTGATCACCTCAGCATTCTGTTGAGTGGTCTTGATGGTGATGAACGCCGGATCATCGATCAGACCATGACTCGTCTGCGCTCCCTTGTGGAACGGACTGGGATCTCAATGTTCCTTGTCTCCCATCTGAGGCGCACCTCCAGTGATCAGAACCACGAGGAGGGGGCACGGGTCACGTTGGGTCAATTGAGGGGGTCGGCCTCGATAGCCCAGCTCAGCGACGCCGTGATTGCCTTAGAGCGCAATCAACAGAAGGACACTAGCAACACCACGGTGCGGGTTCTAAAAAACCGGTTCACAGGTGAAGTTGGGCCTGCTTGCGAACTTTCTTTTGACCTATCCACTTGTCAATTTAAAGAACATGATGTTGAAACCGAATTCGATGCCCAAGCAGAATTCTAACTATGAAGCGCAGCTCAAGCGTCCTAAGCCGCCGTCTCCAGAAATGGTGCAACGAGCGCAACCGTTTAGGGCTGATGTAGTCCAGATGGATGCAGCCATCAAACACCCTACATATCAGGTTGTTGAGTGAACCTAATCTTTGACATCGAAACTGACGGTCTTTACAACAACGTTTCCACTATTCACTGTGTTGCTATCAAAGACCTTGATAACGGTGAGACTCATGTCTTCAATGATCAAGGTAGTCAGGCTCCAATCTCTCGTGCTATCACGATGCTGGAAGAAGCTGACACGATCATTGGGCATAACATCATCGGCTTTGACATTCCGGTAATTCAGAAATTCTATGGATGGTTTCAACCACCTAGGTGTCTTGACACTCTTGTGCTTTCTAGGCTTTATCATCCTGACCTTCTATCGATAGATCGAATAGTCGGTCCAGATGGTAAAACTGCCAGTCGTTGGAAACACATGCCACTTCAATTGCTTGGTAGACATTCACTGGAAGCCTATGGCTACCGGTTGGGTGAATACAAAGGTGGTTTTGCTAAGCAGACTGACTGGAAAGAGTGGTCCCAAGATATGGAGGACTACATGGTTCAAGACGTACAGGTTACTAACAAACTATGGAAACACTTTCTCAAGTTAGTGCAGAAACAAAAGGAGGAGGAGGAGGACTTGAAGCAGAAATCCCTGAATGGGTCGAACTAGAACATCGCGTTGCAGAAATCCTGACTAAACAGGAAATTCATGGATGGTACTTTGACGAACGATCCGCTCATGAGTTGGAATCAGAACTACGATCTTCACTTGAATCGCTGCAGGCATCTCTTAGAAAGCAACACCCTTTCGTTGCGGGAGGCGAGTTTACTCC